ATGAAAACCGAAGATAAGGGTTCGCCCAAAATATTATTTAGACATAGAACAAAATAATTACGGAGATATGAGTGAAAACCCAATTGTTATGCACCTTCACAAACGAAGAATCATTTGAAAGTATTGTAAACACAATTCTGAAAACTCACGAGTTGTTCAGTAGAAAAATCTTTATCCTAAAATTAGAACCATCAAAAGAATTGGTAATTAGCTATAACATCATTCCAACAAATGAAAACTCATTCTTACCAAACACAATAATGGTTCATCGTAAAAAAGAATCAAATACAATGTATACCATCAATGCGTTAAATAGACTAATATCAGACCTAAATGGTGGTGTGGTAGATAAGTCTTTTCAAATTGATTGGGATATTTATAGAAATAGTGTGATACTCACCAATGGGGACTCATACAAGGTTTTGAAAACAAGTTTGTTTCGCATCGTAGATGTAAAATAAAAAATAAAAAATATTGGAATACATTTGGAATTGTCAACCAAATGTTGTATATTAGTGACTAGTTAATGTTTAACAAATAATAAAAAATGGTATAATTATGGCTATTGATTTAAACGCAATTCGCAACCGTCTGAATTCTCTTCAGACAAAAGTCCAAAAAACGGACAATTTATGGAAGCCGACTCCCGGCAAACAACAAGTACGGATTCTTCCGTATATCCACAACCCCAACAACCCTTTTATTGAACTATATTTCCACTTTGATTTAGGTGGTAAGAATGTCATTTCACCAATTTCATTTGGTGAGGCTGACCCTATTGTAGAGTTCGCTGAAAAGTTGAAGGCAAGTGGTAATCGTGATGACTGGAACCTTGCAAAACAACTCACCCCCAAAATGAGAACTTATGTTCCTGTATTGGTTCGTGGTGAAGAGTCTGAAGGTGTTAAGTTTTGGGGATTTGGTAAGCAAGTCTATCAAGAACTTCTTGGTTTCTTTGCTGACCCTGACTATGGTGATTTGACCGACCCTGTGAATGGTCGTGATGTTACGGTAGATTTCAAAACCGCAGCTGAAGTTGGTAAATCTTACCCTGAAACTTCAATTCGTGTTAAACCAAACACAACCTCTATTTCAGAAGATAAAAATATCTTGGAGATGGCAAAAGAACAAATTGATTTATCAACTATGTTCAAACGCATGTCTTACGATGAAATGGAGTCTATGCTTCAACAATGGTTGGAAACTGGCAAGGTAGAGGATGGTAAAACTGAAACAGCTGATGTTTCACAACCATCAACTCCAGCTCAAACAACTTCTAAAGCTTCTAATGTTAAAGAAGCATTTGATGACCTTTTCAACGATTAATTTATGGCTAAAAAAGTAGAATCATCTCGTGATGAACTATCTTCTATCCTAGCCTCTAATCTCAACAAGAAGTTTAAGTCTGTCCACAAAGTGGCTTTCTTCTTGGATGGGTCAGAACAAACCCCCACCGATTTGGATGAGTGGGTATCTACTGGCTCCCCAATGTTAGACCTCGCCATTGCAAACCGCCCTCACGGCGGTTTGCCGGTGGGTCGCATTACGGAGATTACGGGTTTAGAAGGAAGTGGTAAATCACTACTCGCAGCTCACGCTATTGCAGATACTCAAAAGAAGGGTGGGCTTGGTGTTTATATTGATACCGAAAACGCACTGAACCAAGATTTTCTTGAGGCGATTGGAGTTGATATTAAAAAAATGTTGTATGTTCCATTGGAAACAATAGAAGATATTTTTGAAGCAATTGATTCTATCATTGAATCAATCCGTGCAGCAGATGGTGATAAAAAGAAATTGGTGACTATTGTAGTTGACTCCGTTGCTGGGGCTTCTACCAAAGTTGAGATTTCTGCTGATTACGACCAAGCTGGATATGCAACTCAAAAGGCAATTATCATTTCAAAGGCTATGAGAAAGGTCACGAACTTAATTGGGCGTGAACGAATCTCTTTAATCTTTACAAATCAACTTCGTACCCGTATGGGTGTGTCTTTTGGTGACCCTTGGACTACATCCGGTGGTAAAGCAATTGCGTTTCACTCATCGTGTCGTATTAGACTAAAACAAATGGGTCAGTTAAAAGCAAAAGTTGGTGGTGTAGACCAAGTTGTGGGTATTAAAACCCGCGCTCAAGTGGTTAAAAACCGAATGGGACCACCTCTTCGCTCTATTGATTATGATATTTACTTTGATAGTGGTATTGACAATTATGGTTCTTGGTTAGAAATGATGAAGACCTACAAACTTGTAAATCAGTCAGGTGCTTGGTATACCTATGTGGATACTGAAACCGGTGAAGAATTAAAATTCCAAGCCAAGAACTTTGAAGAAATGATGGAGTCACGACCAGAATTGAAAGAAACAATCTATCAAAAAATTTGTGATACTTACATTATGTCTTACAAAGAGTCAAGTGCTCAATCAAACATTGATAATGTTGAATTAACCGATTTTGATGATTAGTAAATACGCAGAACTCCTTAAAGAAGTTAAGAAAGAACATTTAGAGGTTAAAGAAGAACACCTAAATGATAGAGTGCTTATTGTAGATGGATTGAATCAGTTCATTCGTGTCTTTGGGGCAGTTCCTGCGTTAAATGATGATGGTGAACACTGTGGTGGTATAACAGGTTTCTTGTTATCCACCGCAGCAACCATCAGAATTATCAAACCAACTCGTGTAGTTGTAGTATTTGATGGTAAGGGCGGGTCCCAACGTAGAAAGTCAAAATATAGTGGTTATAAAGAAGGTCGGACCGGTCTAACCAAAATCAACCGATTGGCTGGTTATGAAGACCTTGAAGACCAACAACAATCAATGAGGTATCAGTTCGCACGACTGATTGAATACCTACAAGTATTACCGGTGTCGTTGACATATATTGACCACGTTGAAGCGGATGATATTATAGCATATCTTGCAAACCACTATTTCCAAAAAGAAGTGGTAATTGTATCATCAGACAAAGATTTTCTTCAATTGATAAACCCACGAATTAAAGTGTGGTCTTCTAATAAAAAGAAAATGTATGATGAGTCATTAGTTAGACAAGAATATGGTGTAATACCTCAAAATCTTGTGTTTTATCGTGTCCTAACCGGAGATACTTCTGATAATATCAAAGGTGTTAAAGGTGTTGGTGATAAGACCATAGAAGCCAAAATGTCGTTTTTAAACAATGGTGAATTGGAGTTAGATGAATTCATAAACGAGTGTTCTAATGTAGATGAAAAACTATCAAAAAAGTTGATGGATAATGTAGATGTTATACGAATGAATTTTGACCTCATGCAATTACGAAATCCAGAAATATCATCATCTATTACATCAAACATTCGTAATATTATGGATGGTGGAACTCACCGATTAGATATTATAGAGTTTAAAAAAATGTTTATGGGTGACAAATTATATACCGCTTTTGCTGATGTAGATTCTTGGTTAAGAAATTCTTTTCTAAATTTAGATATACTCATTAAGAAGCATTTAGATGGTAAATGATTTTGATACAAGAGTTTGGTATGGGACAATTGAGTATGGTCCATTTTCTGCTACTAATTGGTTTTCAATTGGTGGTGTAGAACATCCATTATTTAAAACTTTAATATCAAGGATAAAGTCCGAAGTGCCTGAAGTATATAACTTTGAGTTATACACTATGGGTGGTATTTTAGAAGATTGGATGAGTTGGGATGTTGACCTAGCTTTAATAGGTGAATACAAACCAGACTTAATTAAAAAGTGTTTTGAAGGGATTGTTGGTATAGCATTTGATTTACATTTATATGTAGATTTACAATATCAAGAAAAATTATGGCGAATTGATGAGTTTTCAAAAACAGGTCAATTAAACGAAATACACGAAAATTACGAATTATCAAACTATTTTGTAAGAGATGGTCAGATTGAAGACCTCAGCCATTATCAATTAATTGATGGAATCTATAAGCGTAATGTAATATACCCATTTCCAAAACACATTGAAAAATATGCAGAAGGTTATGTTTATAAATCACCACTTTGTTTGGTTTAAGATTTGGATAATTCAAAATAAAGTCGTATATTAGTGTCTATGGAAAAATTCGGAAGTAAATACGGAACATCGTTCCAAAACAAAATCATATCAGCGTTGTTGAGTGATAGGAGTTTTTCTCGCCAAGTATTTGACATTATAAAATCAGAATACTTTGATTCAGAAGCATCAGAGTGGTTGGTTCGTGAAATTATGTCTCATCTTGAAGAATACGAAAAACTACCAACGCTGGATGTCTTAAAAGTCCGAATTAATACCGTAGATAGGGATGTTCTAAAAACAAGTATTGTAGATACACTTAAATTTGCGTGGAATCACCTTGAAAGTGATGATTTAGACTATGTTAAAGAACAAACCCTTGACTTTTGTAAAAATCAATGTATAAAGAACGCGATTCTTGATTCCGTAGAGTTATTAGAACAAGGTAAGTATGATGTGATTAAAAAGAAGGTTGATGATGCTATGAAAGCAGGTCAAGATTCTAATTTGGGTCACGAATACAAAACTATGATTGTGGAACGATACGAAGATTCTATCAGAAATGTAGTATCAACCGGATGGCAGTGCATTGATGAAATTACGCAGGGTGGTTTTGGAAAAGGTGAATTAGTTTTATTTGCCGCCCCTCCCGGCATCGGTAAGTCGTGGTCTTTAGTTAACATCGGCGTGGCGGCTATG